CAAATATGAAACACTAACCATCAATACTTACAAAGGATTGTGTGGAGCAGTGATTATCAGTCGAGGCTCTGGATCGTGCATAACAGGTATGCACGTAGCCGGGAAGGAAAATACTCCCGAAGGTATAGCATGTTCATTAACTCAAGATCAGTTGAGGAAAGGATATGAAGCTATACGGTCGATGCCTGCAACGATTTTAACTGGAGATGCAGTCAATTTTGAAACAAAAGTGCTCGATACAAATATGATGGAACAAGGAGGTTTACATGCAAAAAGTCCATTAAACTTTATGCCCGAAAACTCTCAAGTCAATTATCATGGTAACTGTATTGGATCAGTGTCACCAAGTACGGATGTGAAAAACACTCCGATAAGTGATATTGTTGCTGAAGAAACAGGTGTCATGAATATCTATGGTCCTCCAGTAATGTGGCCTGCATGGTTCGGATGGCAGAAATGCCTCGAACAAATGTCCACACCTGGGATTCCTTTTGATCCAGATCTCGTTGACGTATGTGTGGAAGACTATTTGTCTGACCTACTCGTTATCGCCGAGAGTGAATTGTGGAAGGATGCAAAACCATTAGAATATGATGAGAATATGATGGGTATGAAAGGTTTGAAATTTATGGATGCAATCAAAATGTCTACAAGCATTGGATTCCCATTGACCGGCCCCAAACGTGATTATATTACTGAATGGGTTGATGAAAATGGAGATCTGAAGCGTGAATTTTTAGACGTGATTAATGCAGAAATCGATAGGTGCGAAAATTGCTACAAACGTGGCGAACGCGCATTCCCGATAGCAAAAGCATGTAAAAAAGATGAAATTTTGGCAAAACCTAAATGTCGTATCTTTTATAGTAATCCTATTTCCATGACGTTTTTAGTACGCAAATACTACTTACCAATTCTGCGGATAGTGCAGATGAATCCATTAGTGTCCGAATGTTCCGTTGGCATCAATTGCCACGGTCCAGAATGGCAGCAATTCCATGACCATGTCATGAAATTTGGAGATGGTAGCATTATAGGTGGTGATTATGGTAACTACGATCAGAAAGTGCC